TCAAGCCGATGAGTCCGGCAGAACGTCAAGCTGTCGAAAAATTCTTGGCACACGCGCAGGACTTAGACGATGTCGTCATGAATACCGTGCGTTTGCTTGCTCAAGTGACGCATCAGGTGGCGCTCATTGAATACCCCGTTCATGCGCGCTCGACGCTCAGTCGAATTGAATGCGTTGACCTGTCGGATCAACGCTTGCTGGTTGTTGTCATTACCCAGCAGGGCAAGGTCTTTGAACGCTTGCGTGAGATGCCTCAGGACGTCACTCAAGATGATCTCTTGGCTGTTCGCGCGGTTCTTAATGCTGCCTATCAGGACAAGCTATTTATAGCTATCGCAAAAAGGCTGGTTACAGTGACTGTTACTCCTATACCGGTAAGGGTTGCGCTTACCATAGTAAAGTCACTCAAGTACATAAAAGCCGGTATAAAGAGCCTTGTGAGCGGGAAGATAGAGGTTGCCCTCCTTGACGGCGTGGCTGTAGGAGTATCGGTGCTAAGAGGTGACTTTAATACTGCGGGCTCTGTCATGTTCTTGCTTGGAGTAGGAGAGCTCCTTGAGGAGTGGACTGAGAAGAAGACCACAGCAGACCTTGCAGGCATACTTTCGTTAAATATAAGCAAGGTATGGCTCAAAAAGGACGGTACAGAGATTCTTGTTGATTACAATACGATAAAAGAAGATATCGCTAGGCTTCTATGGGTAGAGTATCCAGAGTTGAATGAGAGCGGTAAAATTGAAGCAGTCAACAAAATGACTTATGGAATGGTATTCCATGCGGGAATTTTTGAAATTGATGGAATGCGTTTGGCATTTTTGGAACGTTTAGCAAATAATTTTTTTCATACTGAGAAGGAAAAGAATTCATTTGTCAGTTATGCAGAAAATCTATATTCAGAGAACACTCAAACTCACAAAGATTTTTTGAGAGAAAAAATGGCATTAGCTAATAGAAAATAAGCGTTTGAAAAAGACCATTTGTGTAGATTTTGCACAATATAAACTTATTAAAGTACTGTATAGAAAATAGGAATATTAGAAAGTTGGAAAAAATGAATGAATGGAATTTGTCTCTAGAACAAACAATCATCTTATTTATTATTTTATATTTGATCGTATCCAAAATATGGTTTTTTGAGCCAAAGACAAAGAAAAATGAAACTTATACAAAAGGGGAAAAAGAAATAATAAATGAAAAACTAAATCCAGACTATGGGGCTTATGTATGGTTAGCTGGCAAGCGTTTTAATTGAAAGGGGTAAGGATATGGAATTACTTTCAAAGGAAATTCAATTGGAATGGCTTCAAGCACAAAAAGAGACTTTAGAAACACTTGTGAATTTAGAAATGGAACGAAAAGGGAAACTAGATCTTATTACTAGAGAAGAATTAAAAGAGGCTCTAGGAGTCTCAGGAGAAACTCTAAGAAATTGGGAAAAACTTGGACTGAAAAAACTGCAAACCCCAACTGAGAGAGCTAGAAAAGTTTATTATCGCCCAAGTGACATTTATTTGTTCTTATCAGTGAGGTAGAGAGAAATGGAAGTGAGATATTATGAACCGTCTAAAGATTTTAACAAAGCAGTATATAATGCTCCTTTTAATCTTTTATTACTGCCATTAGGTACAGATGAAGAAGCTGAAAAGAAGATCATAGAACATTTTGAGGAGGTGAAAAGATGTATAGACAAGTGATTTTATTTCTACAAGAACAAAAGATACAAGAATTTGACTTTTTGAAGGATACCCCTACTAGGGTTTATAAAAAGAATGAGTGGTACGCTTTTATTTACTATGAACCGATGGGGGAAAATCTGACTGAACAAGTAAGCCCTAAAATGCTTATCCAAGTAGTAACCAACTCTAAAAACCTAGAAAACAGGGGCTGGAAGTTAGTACGTAATTTACCTATTAGTAAATTACAAGGGGACTTACTAGAGTTTTTACAATTATATGAAGTCTATAAATTTAGAGGTTATAAAAATGGCTATGGTTTAGAATTTAATGGGCCATTACTGGAATTTGTTGCGTATGGCTTAAATGATCGAACAGAAGTATCTACCTTTTTAAAAATGATGATCGGGGCTGGATATAATTTAGAAATAATCATACAGATCTTTTCAAATATCGTTAAAAAGAAATCTCTTGCCCGTGATTTTGTTGAATTGATAAACCGTTATGAGGTAACTACATGAGTGTTAAAAAAGCATTAGAAAAGACAATACAAGAAGAACGGGCTTCCCCGAACTTTCCAAACCTTACGGAAAGAAGAGAAACAGAGACCGAAAATAATAGTCTTGGTTTGGTTGAAAAGGCCAAAGGGAAAGGCTGGGCTTCTAGTTTAGATAATTTGAGTAAGATTATAAGTGGAGACAGTCTACTGAAAGACAAGTTAAGATATAATGAATTCACACATGAAATTGATATCATCGGTTCATTAAAACTCAATAGTGATAACGGGCTTACTGGGGTAGCAGATGATAGTGTTTTAAAAGAAATTCGTCTATATATTGCAAAAAAATATAAAGTGGATTTTAAAAAAAGCGATATTTCTGACACTTTGGAAGTTGTGGCCCGTACACAAGGTTACAACCCCTTGAAAAAATTCTTGCTAGAATGTGAAAGGGAATATAATTCTTGCAGTGATCCACCAGAAACATTTAATATTTTACGTCAATATCTTAATGTAGAAGATAGTAAATACAATCGGATAATATTTGATCTATTTTTTCGTGGAGCAGTTGCGAAAGTGTTTGATCCTAGTGTAAAGTTTGATTTTGTATTAGATTTGACTGGTAAACAAGGGGTAGGAAAAACACAATTTTTTGAAGGCTTGTTTACAGATCAATACTTCACAACCGTTGAAACTTTCACGGATAAAGACGATAAAGCCCGAATGGTGAGAAATTGGTGCGTTTTTGATGATGAAATGGTAGCAACTAAAAAGACCAGTTTCCAAGAATTAAAAAGGTTCATAACTGATAGAAAAATCGAATATCGCCCGCCTTATGGTAGCACTGATAGGCGATTACTGAAAAACTTTGTTATTGTACGGGCAACGAACCAGCCCGACTTCCTAAATGATTTAACTGGAGAACGTCGTTTCCTTGTTGCTGAAGTCTATAAAGATAGTTCCTACAAAGGTAGAAACTGGACTGAAAATGATCGTAGGAGGTTCTGGGGTGGTATGGTCAAGGCTTGGAGAGATAATAAAGACTTAACCCTATCAGATGAACAAGAAGCCCTAGTAAACGCTATACGGGCCAAATATAAAGCTATAGATGAAGAATTAGAAGATCTTGAAAGATATCTAAATACCCCCTATCCCGAAAGAATGTATTTTAGCCCTCCTAATGATAAAGTTAGAAAGTATTTTATCCATGAAATTTTAACCAATGGAATTTGGCTTAATGGAAATGGTGAGGAAGAAAAACTAGATGAAAAATACGGGAAATTAGTTGAACGTGATCGCTTAACTGTTAACCTATTTTTTCAAGAGGTCTATCTGAACGATAGCCCCACTCAAAAGCAGAAAGCCAAAATAAGAATGGCTCTACAAAATCAACAGGAATGGCAATACAAGAAAGGTATAAAATTCGGGAAAGTTACTACATCTGGTTTTTTCAAAAATGGATAGTTGGAATTTTTACAATTAGGTTGGAAAACTGGAAATAAAATTCCAACCATGTAAACCCTTGTGAAAGAAAGGGGAAGCATTTTTTTAAAAAAAATGGTTGGAAAGTTATTTGAAAAATCCAACCACGGAAACGCTTGCTATATAAGGTTTTTCTGATGATTGGTTGGAAAATAACAATATTTAATAAGAAAAAGTATATTACTTATTATTGAATACACTGTATTAAAATATTTTAACTTTCGGTGAAAAAAATCCAACTTTTCCAACCAGAACTGAAAAACGTTGATATAACACGCTAAAGGCGGTTGGAAAACTAGTTTATAAATTCCAACCAGTTGGAAAATTTTTACAACCAAAATGATAAAAAGGAGGTGTAAAATGGAAATAAAACTAAAATACAGTGTAAAGGAATTTAATTTTACATATGATTTTAAAACAGAAGAAACGGCTCATATAGCCTCGGAGGCACTTATAGGATATTTACTGGGTACTCATTTTAGGGTAAATGCAAAGGTGGACTTCCTATGTGTAGAAAAGGACAGTAGTCTAACTAGATTGTTGTTAAAATATGTATCTGTAAATGATTTAAGCAGTATTCTAAATCAAATCTGTAACTTTTATGATGAATATCGTACAGGGCTAAATTTAGATTTCGATAAAGAATGGGAGGGGTTATAATGGATAAACTAACAGAAGGGTGGTTGTATTTCTTAAAAAATGGTATAATTAAGACAGTAGAGCTCCCAAAATTTGGGGAATTAAACATTAAAATTTCTGATGGTGTAGTAACACTAGTTGAAGTAAAAAATAAAATTAAAATTTAAATACTGACCGAAACAATCGGAGGTAGGACATAAAAACACTAACAGTTTTTGTCTTACTTTCGGTTGTTTTTTAGTTGAAAATTGAAAGGAATAAAATAAAATGACAATGAAATTAAACGGACAAACTAAAAACGATTATGAACAAGCTAAAGCAAAATTTATGAATGCAGTTAAGAATAACGCATCACAAGAAGAACAAGGAATTTTATACGGAGAAATGTTAGATAAATTACAGGATCATATGATTTCAGAAGCACGTCAAGGCGTTAATAACGATTATAGCGCAACTCGAAAACCCCACTTATCGGGAGAAGAAATTACATTTTTCAATGAGCTTGATAAAGAACTACCAGTAGGCATTGAAAAACTGTTGCCAGAACAAACAATCGATCGAATTTTTGAAGATATTAAAAAAGAACACCCACTTCTTGAAAAAATCGGCTTACAAAATGCTGGCTTACGTTTGAAATTTATTAGTTCTGAAAATACTGGATCTGCAACATGGGGGAAAATCTTTGGCGAGATTAAGGGACAACTAAAAGCGAGTTTCGGAAGTCGTCAAGAAATTCAAAATAAATTAACCGCTTTCGTTGTAATTCCAAAGGATTTTAAAGATTACGGCGCAGAATGGATCGAAAACTATATTCGTACACAATTAACAGAAGCCTTTGCCTTAGCACTTGAAGAAGCTTTCTTGAATGGTGATGGAGATAACAAACCAATTGGACTAACTAAGAAGATTACAGGAAAAGCCCAAGACGGGGTAACCACATACCCTAAAAAGGAAAAACAAACTGGTAAGATTACTTTTGAAAGTCCTAGAGCAACCATCAACCAAGTGGCAGACATCTTTAAATTCCATTCTGAAAAAGAAAATGGGGAAAAATATTCTGATGTGACTAACAAAGTAGTCTTAGTGGTTAACTCTTCTGAAATTTGGGAGATTGAAAAAGCTCTAACTAACTTAAGTGATAATGCAGACTATAAAAAAGCAGTTCCTTTAGGCTTACAAATTATCCCATCAGTTGCACAAGAAAAAGGTTTTGCAACCTCCTTTGTACAAGGGCGATATGACGCATTTGTAGGCGGTGGTATCGACATTCAGCGCTATCAAGAAACTCTAGCGGTTGAAGATATGGATCTATTTATTGCTAAACAATTTGCATATGGAAAAGCACATGATGAAAAAGTTTCTGCAATTTGGGAGCTTGATTTTTCTAAAATTAACGGCCAAGGCATTGGGGGTTAATGAATGAAAAATAACGATATTGAAGAATTGTACTTTCTATATCTAAATTGTAGCAAAATCTATCTAAACCCTTTCAAGAAACTATTAGAAAAATGGTATGAATTGAAAGGGGAAAAAGAAGTAGTCAGTGCCTTTAATAGTCTTGAAAAAGAAAAACAAGACTTATTAAAAGAAATTGAGAGCTATAAAGTAGATTTTCAAAACACCTTAGAAGCTCCAGACAAAACTACATTAGATAAAGAAAAAGTCTTGTCAGAAGAATTTACAAAGCGATTAGAGAAAATACATAGTGAAGGTATCAAATATATTTCTAACTGGAACAATCTGATCGACCAAAAAATTACCCCCTTAATATTGAAACTTAAGCAGGAGTATCTGGAACAAAAGGAAAGTTATAAAACAGATATCTGTATCTTTCTTGAAGACCTGGAGAGCTTCTTCAAGGGTGGAGATATTGAGCAAGAAGCAAGATACTTTGTAAACAATAAGATTACAAATAAGTATATATTCACAGTAGTTGATCCAGCTAAAAAGGATAAAGAATATTATACAAAGAAAGGTCAAGGACACCTATACCAAGAGGCCCTAGAAGGACTTCTAAAAGTATATAACCTTTCATTTGATATGATCTTATGGAGCGATCTACTACTTGAAGAACTTATACTAGATCGAAAGCTATCAAGTGACAAGCCTTCAGACTTCAACGCTTACATATCTTCAATAGTCGATAGATATATCGAAAGCAAAGAAAAAGAAATGATAGAAGCGTACAATGTCTTGAATGGACTACCAGAGAAGAAACAAAGTCTAATAGGAAAGATATTTAAATAGAATAGAGAGATAGGCTTCGGCCTATCTTTTTATCATTCAATATTATCAATTAGACATAACGAGGGAAATGCCAATTCATTTTTTAAAAACTTGTAGTTCCTTGATACGCTTGGGGTTTGGTGAATAAACGAATTAGACAGAATGTAAGATATGTCTAAGTCAGATGTGATAAAGAAGATAGGAAGAAATATAATTAGTAACTAAATAAGTGAATAACTTATATGAGTTAGAAGAAGAAAAGTTAGGATCTTATTTAAAGTCTAGATTTTGTGTGAGATTGAAACAGAAGAATATAATTAGTTGGTTTTCTTTGATAATATGAATAACAATTGGTATTTAATGAACAGCGTGTTCTTATTGCATGGTGTATGATTATTTAAATCAGATTGATTACACAAAAATAGATAAGTAAAAGGAATTCATAGCGAATGAGAACGAAACATAAAACAATGGGTTTGCTTTCTAGTTTGTATGTCGTTTCAGATTGTTTCAGATCCAAAAAATTTGAACCCCCCTATTGAAAAAAATCGATTAAAATCGGCTTCTGGGAACCGGTGGGAGGGGTCGATTTTCTAAATATAAGGGTTAATTTTTAAGGGGGTGGGGGTATAGGTCAAAAAAAGTCAAAGATTTTAAAAAAGCCCCAAAATTTTGGAGCTTAATTCTTGCCTGTTGAACTCATTAGATTTAGTTCCCTTTTTACTACCCTTTAAGTTACCCCAGCATGTCTCACTTTGTTAGTGATTGTTGAAATACAATGTTTTTGGTAGTTAGGTTGCCTTATTATTACTATACATGTTTAAGTGCTGATAACAAAATGCTTTAATTTTAAGATATACCTTACAGAAAGCCTACAACAGTGGGCTTTTTGTTTTGTCTTAAAGGGTTGATTTCTGGGTTTGTTCAGTTACAAATTTTCTAAAGCTGTTTCATTAAATGAGAAAGTTTTTTGTTTTCTTAAAACCTAAACCTGCTAATAAAAAAACTCCTGATCTAGATCGATCAGGAGAGACTGTTACCGTAACATTTTCATTAAAAATTCAGCCATTTGTTGAGGGCTTTCTTTTTTTCCGCGAGAAACCCACATTTGACAGACTCCGAAGAAGGCATTGGTCAGATAGACAGAACTGTAGACTCTTTCAATATCTGTTAATGATTTATGACTATAGCGCTCTTGCAAACTATCAACCAGAAGAATCTGTAATTTATGTCGTAAGAAGGTTTGGATCTCCTTGGTTCCATTCTCTGTCAGAAGAACCGCAAAGAGTGGCTCCTTGGTTAGAAATTCGAACACTTCTGTAATCGCTTGGCGCTTGTCATCTTGGTGTTTATCAAAGATATATTCAAGCTTGTGAAAGAGTGCTTGTTGGTAGCGCTCGATCATGTCGTACTTGTCTCGATAGTGGGTATAAAAGCTAGAGCGACTAATGCCGGATTCTTGTGCTAACTCAACTGTTGTGATTTGGTCGAATGATTCCTTTTCGAGTAGTCGAACCATCGCCTCCTCGATATTTCGTTTTGTTTTTAATCGTTTATTGCTCTCAGTCATCTGTTAATCCTTTTTGCACAAAATTGTACACAGTGTCTAAAAAATAAGATTTTCTACTTGTGAAAATTTCTAGAAACTGTATAATCTATTATATCAGAAATTTAGACAATGTGTATAAAAAGGAGACAAAAAATATGATGAAAGAATGGAAGGCTATTCTTAAAAAGCCAACATTTATCATTGTCATGATTGGAGTTGCTTTGATTCCAGCTCTTTATAATATTATTTTTCTATCTTCCATGTGGGATCCATATGGCCAAGTTTCGGATCTTCCTGTAGCGGTTGTCAATAAGGATCAATCTGCTACATATAATGGACAAAAAATGGAAATCGGAAAAGACATGGTGTCCAATTTGAAGGACAATGACTCACTTGATTTTCATTTTGTAGATGAGAAAGCTGCGAAAGATGGTCTCAAAAATGGCGATTATTATATGATTGTAACCCTGCCTGAGGATCTTTCAAAAAAAGCTAGCTCCATCTTAACCAATCATCCGGAACAGATGACCATTGATTACCAAACGTCCAGTGGTCATAGTTTTATTGCAGGAAAAATGAGCGATACTGCGATGACAAAAATGAAGCAGTCAGTGGCTGAAAAAGTGACCAATACATATACAACAGCTTTATTTTCTAAAATGGGGTCGCTTAAAACTGGTATGGGGACAGCGGCAGATGGAAGTGCTAAATTAGCAGATGGTGCAAGTAAATTGGAAGATGGTGGTCAAACACTATCTACTAATTTGAATACATTGGCTCGTTCAAGCTTAGCATTTTCAGATGGTGCAACTACTCTTCGTACAGGTCTAGCGGCTTATACAGATGGTGTTGGTCAATTAGGAAATGGTCTCAATCAAATGGCTGGTCAACTTCCAAACTTGGTATCTGGCGTCAATCAATTAAATAATGGGTTTGGTACTTTTAATACAGGCTTGATGGCTTACGCTACCGGAGTGGATCGATTAGGAAATGGTCTCAATCAAATGGCGAGTCAAACCCCTCAGTTGGCTTCAGGAGTTGGTCAATTAACCAGTGGTATGGGGACCCTCAATGATGGTCTTGGGAATTATACCAATGGCGTGCGTCAATTGAATTCAGGCCTATCTAACTTTTCAAATGGTTTAGCAACCTATACAAATGGAGTCGCTACTTTATCAGAAGGAGCGGGTCAATTAAGTAGTCAATCTGCTACCCTTCGAAATGGGGTTTCACAATTAGAATCAGGTATTCAAACATTATCAAGCCAGCTACAAGCTTCTACAAGTCAATCTGCTCAGATTGATCAATTGGCAGCTGGTTTAAACCAATTAAATGCAGCGATTCAAAATGCTACAGTAGATACCAGTCAACTTGCTTCAGCCCAAGCGGATCGTGCAAATGCCCTTGCAAGTGTGCAAGGAACAGCAGCCTATCAAGCAATGACAGCTGACCAACAAGCGGAAATCAATGCGGCAATCTCATCGAGCCCAAGCTCGAGTGAAACGGCGGCTCAAGGAATCTTGACTACGATTCAAACGATCCAAGGTAGTTTGAATACAGGAAATAGCTTGACACAACTGCAAACGGCAGCCAATCAAGTTTTACCGACAGCTTCTTCTACCTTGACAGACTTGTCAAGTGGCTTGTCTAAGATCCAATCCGCAGTTAGTGGACAATTGTTGCCAGCTAGTCAAACCATCAGTCAAGGGATCAGCGCTTATACAGCTGGTGTCGATAAAATCGCTAATGGAGCAACCCAACTTCAGACGAATAGCAGTACTTTAACAAATGGGGCTAGTCAGTTAGCAGCAGGTGTTGGCCAACTAGATAGTAAATCATCAGAATTACTTGCAGGAAGCAATCAATTAGCTTCTGGTCTAGGTGAGTTAAATGGGAAGAT